CAGTAAGATAACTATATCTAGCTTAAAGCAAGGAGGTATAACATGACTTTTACACTAGATAAATACATGCCCTATACTATTGGGTTTGATTCATTCTTTAACTCACTTGATTCAATTACAGGAGATGTTAAAGGATATCCACATTATAATATCAAGAAACTTGATGACAATAAATGGAGTATTGAATTAGCTTTAGCAGGATTCAGTAAAGATGATATTGAAATTGAAGTCAAAGATAGTATAATAAATATTAGTGGAGAACTAAAATCAGAAGATAACGAATATGTTTATAAAGGAATATCTTCTAGAAAGTTTTCTAAATCTTTTACCTTAGCAGAATTTACAGAATGTGAATCAGCAACAATGGAAAATGGAATCTTATCAATTATCTTGGAAAAAAATATTCCAGAAGATAAGAAACCACAAAAGGTAAAAATAAAATAGATGCCAATTTATTCTTTTAGGAATAAAAAAACGGGGAAGGTTTGGGATGAGTATCTATCATATGAGGATAGGACAAAGCCACTACGCCATAAAAATGTAGAGATGGTGATAACTGCACCCAACCTTTCCTTTATTGCTAGAAGTGAATATAAAAAACGAGACCAAATTTTAGATAGTGCCAGAAAGGGAATGAAAGAAGCCCAAGCAGAAGAGTCTGTAGGGATTAGAAAATCACCTGAATGGCAACAAGAAAAAAGAGAAAAGACTCTACAAAAAATTAGAAATGTTAGTTCCTGATAATGATAAAAATGATGTTGCACTAACAGAAAAGCAACAAACTTTTTTAGATGCTTTGTTTGGTGAAGCACAAGGTGACCCAAAGATGGCAGGTGAGATTGCAGGATATGCTGATTATCATACACCTTTAAAATCTTTAAAGGATGAAATAATTGATAGAGCAGAAAAACTCTTAGCAGCTTTTGCACCCAGAGCCAGTATGGGAATGATTAATGCTTTACAAGAAGATGGTTCAACACCGGGTGCATCCATACGAATGGAAGCCGCTAAACAAATTCTAGATAGAGTAGGACTAGCAAAAAGAGAGAAGGTAGATATTAATGCAAAAGTCGCACACGGAATCTTCATCCTACCACCCAAAGACAATGGATGAAGAAAAGCCCATTACAAGAAAACGAGTAGGTCGAGTTATTCCTTTAGGTTATAAAGTTTCTGAAGAGAATGATAAAATACTAATTCAAATTCCTGAACATATGGAACTAATCTATAAAGCAAAAAAGTTTATAGAAAATGATTGTAGCTATAAAGAAACAGCAGAATGGTTAGCACATCATACAGGTAGAAAAATTACAGGAATGGGATTACGAGAAGTTTTAAAGAGGGTGATTAACAAAGGGTGGTAGACGAACCTAAACCTAAAAGTCTTGGTAGAAAAAGAAAAAATAGCCTTAACGCTACTCTTACAGTCAAAGAGAAGAAAGCTAGAAAGTCTGCCACAGACATGCTTCGTGAAAAGAAGAAAGAACTGGAAAGGGCACAGAAGAACTTTTGGGCCACCAAGAATAGACTTAAAGAACTTGACGAAGTATTTGATGGAAAGAAGCAACTCATTGAAGAAGATAAAATCGATGAAGCATCACCGAATATCAAAGCTGCACTAAAAGATAAAGAAGTTATCTTTGAGCCAAACGAAGGCCCACAAACAGAGTTCTTAGCATCATCAGAACGAGAAGTATTTTACGGTGGAGCAAGAGGTGGTGGAAAGTCTTACGCTATGTTAGTCGACCCACTACGATATTGTCATAAACAAAAACACCGAGCATTGTTAATTCGTAGAACAATGCCTGAACTAAGAGATTTAATTAACCACTCTCAACAACTGTACCCTAAAGCCTATCCTGGTGCTAAATGGAGAGAGCAAGAAAAAGAATGGAAGTTTCCTTCAGGTGCAAGAATAGAATTTGGTTACGCTGAAAACTTAACAGACGTTCTACGATACCAAGGTCAGTCATACACTTGGATTGGAATTGATGAGTTACCACAATATCCTAATGAAGATATTTATAACTTCTTACGTTCATCACTTCGAAGTGTAGACCCTGAGATTCCTGTGTATATGAGAGCAACAGGCAATCCAGGAAATGTTGGTTCAATGTGGGTGAAAGAAATGTTTGTTGACCCTGCACCTGCCAATACAAAGTTTGAAATAAAAATCAAAACTCCTGTAGGTGTCAAAAAGATTACAAGACGATATATACCTGCAAAGCTACAAGATAATCCTTACTTGATGCAGACAGATGATTACTACGCAATGTTGGCATCATTACCTGAAGTACAAAGAAAACAATTCTTAGAAGGTAATTGGGAAGCATTTGAAGATTCATCATTTCCTGAGTTTAACAAAGATATCCATGTTGTTAAACCATTTGACATTCCAAGAAATTGGATGAGATTCAGAGCGGCAGACTGGGGATATAGTTCACCTGCCTGTTGTTTATGGTTTGCAATAGACTTTGATAATAATATATTTGTTTATCGAGAACTATATACACAAAAGATTACAGCAGATATTTTTGCTAGAAAAGTTTTAGAAGCAGAATATGGGGAACACATTCGATATGGTGTATTGGATAGTTCTACATGGGCAAGACGAGGAGATATAGGACCAAGTATTGCTGAGACAATGATTCAAGAAGGATGTCGTTGGAGACCTTCTGATAGAAGTCCAAAGAGTAGAGTCGCAGGTAAATTAGAATTACATAAAAGATTACGACCTAATGAGACAACAGGATATCCAACAATGTTCTTTTTTGAGAACTGTACAAACTTAGTTAGAACACTGCCTATGTTACCTGTCGATAAGAATAATCCTGAGGATGTTGATACTCATGCTGAAGACCACGCTTACGATGCATTACGATATGGCTGTATGAGTAGACCAATGCACCCTGCAACAAGAACAAATAACTATCGTGTTGGTCAAACAGTAGACTTTAAACCTGCTGATAAAGTTTTTGGATACTAATGAAAAATATTAAAATAGGATATAGAGATTATATAATAAAAAATTTAGATTCCATTGTTTCAAGATGTAATGAAATAAACGGACAGTTTCTTGCATCCGATGGAGTCATCGCTTTGTCATCAACAGAAGATAATATATCTCACGCTAATACTTTAATACATGAAGTATTACACGCTATTGTTTATCAATGGGGTATAGAATTAGATGATAAAGAGGAAGAAAAGATTTGCAATACTCTTGCAAATGGACTAACAACTGTATTTGTAGATAACCCTTCGTTGTTATCCTACTTACAGAAAAACTTAAAAGGAGAAAAATAAAATGGCAATCATGAAAACATACAAAATGGGAGACTTACCTGAAGATAATATGGGTTATGGCAAAGATGCTAAATCACCTAAAACTGCAGATAAGAACGTAATCAAAAAAGACGTTGCTCTTCCTGATGGATACGATGCTGGTCAATATGATGTTTCTTACCCAAAAGGTAAGTCAAAGTCAGGTGTTGACGGTAAAGTATTTAAAATGGCTGACGAGAAAGATTATTAAGAGGTACATATGCCACAACCAATAACGAGTGGCCTGAACTCTGAATCTGATGAAGTAAAATCTTTATCAGAAGAAAGAGATACTGCCTTTGACAATTTAGGTAGTATTATTGAATCTCGCCTTAAAGAATCAGAACAAGCACGTCTCTATGACGAAAAGAGATGGCTAAGAAGTTATCGAAACTATAGAGGTATCTATGGTTCTGATATGGCTTTTAGAGATTCAGAAAAGTCTAAGGTATTTGTTAAAGTTACAAAGACCAAAGTTCTTGCTGCATATGGACAACTAATAGAAGTTTTATTCTCACAGGGTAAATTTCCTATTGGTATATTTCCTACTACAGACCCAACAGGTGTTGAAAAGTATGCTCACTTAAAACCTGAGAACATGCAACAACAAGACCAAAGGATGGATGACATCTATGGTTTTGAAGGTGATGGTAGAGAAATAACTCCAGGTTCTACTGCTAATGATATCCTTAATGGATTGACAGAAAAGTATGGCAAAGCAGGTTTTGAAAAAGGTCCTGCACCTGATTTAAAAACAATGCCACAAATTGAACCTGCAGAGGAAGCCGCAAGGAATATGGAAAAGTTAATCCATGACCAGTTAGAAGAAACACAGGCAATTTCAATAATGCGACATGTGTTATTTGAAATGTGTTTGTTGGGTACTGGTATTCTTAAAGGACCTTTTAACTACGAACAAGCAATACATCAATGGGTATTAGATGATAATGGGGAGAGAGTATATCAACCTAAATCAAAGTTAGTTCCAAGAGTAGAAGCAGTTAGTTGTTGGGATTTGTATCCTGACCCTGATGCCATTACCATTGATGATGCAGATTATGTTATTCAACGACATGTCTATACACGTTCACAGTTAAGGGATTTAATGAACAGACCTTTCTTTAGAAAGTCTGCTATCAAAGAATTACTATCAGGTGGGCCAAACTACGAAACAAGAAGCTATGAGACAGCTCTTTATGATAGAGAAAATCAAGAAGAGTTTAATAAAAATAGATTTGAAGTATTAGAGTATTGGGGTACAATTGATAAAACATTAGTAGAAGAAGCAGGTATGGAAATGCCTGATGATATTTCTAATGAATTAGATGAAGTACAAATTAATGCTTGGGTATCTAATGGTCAAATATTAAGATTAGTACTTAATCCATTTACACCTGCAAGAAATCCATTTATGGTATGTCCATATGAGATTAATCCATATCAATTCTTTGGAGTAGGTATTCCTGAGAATATGGATGATGCACAAACTATTATGAATGGTCATGCAAGAATGGCAATTGATAACTTAGCACTAGCAGGTAACTTAGTCTTTGATGTAGATGAAACAATGTTAGTACCGGGTCAAGATATGAATGTCTATCCTGGAAAAATATTTAGAAGACAAAGTGGTCAAACAGGTCAAGCTATCCATGGTTTAAAGTTTCCTAATACTGCACCTGAGAATATGCAGATGTTTGATAGATTTAGACAACTAGCTGATGAGTCAACAGGTATTCCTTCTTACTCACACGGTCAAACAGGAATCCAATCTACGACAAGAACAGCTTCTGGTATGTCAATGTTGATGGGTGCGGCAGCTTTAAATATTAAAACAGTTATAAAAAATATTGATGATTATTTACTACGACCATTAGGACAAACTTTATTTCATTGGAACATGCAATTCAATGCAGACATTCCTGATATCCAAGGTGACTTAGATGTGAAGGCTCAAGGTACAAGTTCCTTAATGACAAAAGAAGTAAGGTCACAAAGATTAATGACATTTATGCAAGTGGCATCAAATCAGTTCCTTGCACCGTTTGTTAAATGGCATAGTATTATTAAGGAGATTGCAAAGTCAATGGATGTTGACCCTGACCAATTAGTCAATGACCCTGAGAAAGCGGCAATCTTTATGAAAATGATGGGAGAAATGAATGGAAGTCAACAAATTGAAAACCCTAACCAACAACAAGGTGGCATGGGAAATACTGGAGGAGTACCTGCAGGTGCAGCTGTCACAGACACACAAGGGTCTGGAGGTGGCAATATCGGAGCAGGAGTTCCACAGACTCCAGGGCAAGGCGGCTTTACTGCACCAAATACTCAACCTGAGAGACCAATTGAATAAGAATGGCTGACTTATCTAAAATATTACAACAAGAATCGGAGGGGATTATGTTCCCCTTCAGAACAGGTGTACAATCCACCACAACCGAACAACAAGTTTATGATTCTGCAACAGATGGTATTATGACTGTTACAGGACAACAATATACCTTACCTGAATATAAAGGACCAACTGCTACTGTACAGTATGGAACTGCTGAACAAGGTTATCCACGTATGCTCAGAGAAATAGAACAAGGTGAGTTACCTCAATTTAGACAAGAAGATTTTCCTGAAGTAGGTACAGGTATAATGCAACCATCAGAACCTGTTACACAACCTGTAGAACCTACACCAACAGAACCTGAAGAACCGTCTATAGACCCCTGTCCTCCAGGATTTAAATATGACCCAGTACAAAAAGTTTGTGTTCCAATTGAACAACCTAGAAGTGATACACCAGAAGATATACAGCCACCAAGAATTCCTAATCAATTTGAATCAGCCCTAAATGGTTATTTAAGACACGATGAAATAAAACAAGCTATTGATAGTTCTTTATACGATGTAGGTGTTGTTGGACAATCCATAGAAAATGATATTAATATGCAAAGAATAGGTGATACTCCTGCACCAGATATTGCACCATTAGAAAACCAATTAAAAACTCTTCAAGAAGAACAAAATAAATTATTAAATAATAAAGGGCAAGTTCCAATAGCTAATCAACCAGCATATGAAGAATTAAATTCTAAAATAGCTGAGTTTGAAAACAGCATTGATGAGGCTAAAAAATTTAAAACAGTTGAATCTGTAGCAGGTGGAGTAGATTCTCAAGGAAATATAATACCTGGGGGTACTGCAGGATATGTTATGGGTACTGCGGGTAGTGACCCTTCATTAGGGGTAACTAATCAACAGAAAACTTTTAATATAGATGTTACAAAAGAAATGAATACAGCAAATATGGATGCTGCTATCGGAAGTATTCTTGGTAGTGTATTTGGTGGTTTTGCTATAGGAAGTGCTGTCGGTGGATTTTTGAGAAAAAATTATTCAAATACTTTAATAGGACAATTAAATGGATTAGCAGATTTTGGTATTCTTGTTAAACCTGCTGACGGATTTAAAATAGATACAGAAGGCGGTGTGTTAGGAATAGGTGGTAAAAGTTTTATCAATAATATTCAAACAACTAATGTTGCAAAAAATAGAATAAGGCAATTAATTTCTCAAGCAACACCTGAATATAATAAACAAGTTAGACAACAATTGGGTTCTGAGTATTTAGATAAAACAAAAGAATATCAAAGAGCATTATTTCAATCGGGTAATAGAAGTTTAATGGAAGGTGTATCTGATGAGGAAAGAGCAAGAGATTATTCAGATAGAGATAGACAAGGAGGATTTGGCGGATTTGAAGCGTTTAAAGCTGCTAAAGAAGGGAAAATATCTCAAGCTGAAAAAGAAAGACAACAAGCAGAAGCTAGAAGAAAAGCAGAAGCTAAAGCAGATGAGTATGCTAAAAAAGATAAACTAGCTGTTGATAATTCTTGGAAAGATAATTATAACTGGTCTGGCCCAAACAATACAGGTGAAATGTTAAGTGAAAAGAAACAAAGCGGTGCTTCTGGCGGTAGTGGACAAAACAGAGGTTCAGGTTCTGGAACTGGTAAGTCAAGAGTTATCTGTACAGAATTACATAGCACAAAAGAATTATCAACTAAAGACTGGATTAGAGATACACAGTTTACATTTAAAAATTTAAGTAAAACACATGTTAAAGGATATTTAGCATGGGCAATACCTACAGTAAAACATATACAAAAATATAGATTATACAGAAAGGTATGGAAACATATTGCACAACATAGAGCAAATGATATTGCTTGGAGAATGAAACAAGGTAAATTTGATTTGCTAGGAAGAATATATGCAGGTATAGGTGAGCCTTTATGTTGGGTAATAGGAAACTTTGTAAGTGATTACAATTTAAATAAACTAGGAGTAAATAGACAATGGCAGAAATGATGACACCAGATAGACAAGGGATGATGGGTCCTGATGTCTCAAACGAACCTGCACCTACTGGTATAGATATGGAAAGCCAAGAAGGTGCTACTACACAATTTATAAGAAAAGAAGTTAGAGCAAATATAAAAAATTTATCACCTGAAGAATTAAATATAGTTGCTCAATTAAATGTTGAGCCTTTTAGAAATTTTATGTCCAAAATATTTGGACCTGAGTTTGGTATGTTAATGGAACAAGAACTACCAAAACAAGAACAACCAGTTTCACCACAAAGTGAAAGACCTTCGCCAATGACTGGTGAGGGTATGATGACGCAGCCACCCTCTCAATAGAGGCCCTGCATATAGGGGCGACCTGAATCCAACAGCACCCCGAAGGAGTATAAATGGAACAAGAAAACCAATCTGAAGTTGTTGAAGAAAAAGTTTCTGAGGCAACAGAAGAACAGGCAACACCGACTCCATATCAGAATCCTGATAGGAATCTAATGGACAAGGAAGACGAAAAAGCAGCTACTGAAGAATCTAAGGAAGAATCTGACGAGAAGAAACCTAAAGAGGAACACCCTGCTGGAGTAGAAGATGCTGTATTTAAGAAGCGTTATGATGACTTAAAACGGCATTATGATGAGACTGTATCTAAACATAAAGATGAAGTTCTCAAACTTAAAAAAGAAAAGGAAGCAATATCTTCAAAACCTTTTTTTAAATCCAAAGAAGATTTAGAAGAATGGCGTAAAGATAATCCTGAGGTATACGATTCTGTCATGCAATTAGCTACAGATGCTACAATGAAAACTAAGCAAGAATTACAAGATGAAATGTTGGAATTAAAAAAACAACAATCAAGACTTGCTAGAGAAAAAGCTGAAGTAGAACTTGCTAAGAAACATCCTGATTTTAAGGATATTAGAGAAAGTTCTGATTTCCATGATTGGGCATCTGTTCAAGATAAAACCGTACAATCTTGGCTCTATGATAATTCAGACAATCCAACAGCAGCAGCTAGAGCGATTGACTTGTATAAATATGATAGAGGTCTTTCTACAAAGAAGGTTTCTTACGATGCTAAGAAAGAAGCGGCAAAATCTGTTTCTAAAACTAAGCCTAGTGAGAATCCGACTGATAAGAAAACTTGGACTTGGGATGAAATTCGCAAGTTAAAACCAAGTGAGTATGATAAGTTAGAGAAAGAAATCGATATGGCTAATAGAGAAGGTCGAATCAAATAAGAAAAATCATAACAACTTTAAATAATAAACAAAAACAAAAGGAGAAAAACGATGGCATTTACTAAATCAAGTGGATATGCTAACTTACCAAACGGTAACTTTAGCCCGATTATCTACAGCCAAAAAGTCCAAAAGTTTTTCAGAACTGCATCTGTTGTAGAAGCTATTACAAATACTGACTACGCAGGTGAGATTGAAAACTTTGGCGACACTGTAAACATCATCAAAGAACCGACTGTTTCTGTTCAGGCTTACACAAGAGGTGCAGCTGTAAATCCACAAAATATTCAGGATGACCAGTTACAACTCGTTGTTGACCAAGCAAACGCTTTCGCATTTAAAGTTGATGATATTGAGGAAAGACATTCTCACATTAACTTTGAATCAGTTGCAACTTCTTCTGGTGCTTATGCATTAAAAAATGAATATGACAAGAATGTTATTGCAGCTATGTTTGCAGGTCCAAGTGCAAGTTCGCCTGACCATGTAATCGGTTCTGATGGTTCTGGAGTAGACGTAGGTTTTGGAACTTCTGAAATTGACCCTGTCGATTTAATTTCAAAACACGCTAGACTATTAAACAAACAGGATGTACCTGAAGAGAACAGATGGTTCTTAGGTTCACCTGAGTTTATGGAGCAACTAGGTCAAACTTCATCAAAACTTATGGATGA